GCGCCGCGTTGGGCGTGTTTGTCGATTGCTTAGGCTTAAAAATTGACACAAATAAAAAATATCAAATAAAAAACAAATACGGAAACGGCTAATTTACCGTCAACGGCGTTACCGTCGATATGCCATATCAGCCGATCCGCACAGGAATTGGACGGTTTATTAGCGGAACCGGCGCGGCGGCCAATCTCAAATCCAACGAGTGGACCGGATCAGATTTGACCGTGATAGGGAAAGGCGCAATTGGGAACATGACCAATTGCGTGAGCGGGATTGCAATTGGCAGCCGGGCGCAAGGTAATGCCCAAAAGAGCCGCGACAACATCGCCATCGGCGCAGACAGCCTGTTCAACGTGCAAGCTGAGACTGAATGGTACGACCAGTCAAGGATGGCAGGTACTCGCAACATCGGCATCGGCGGCAATGCTGGGCGCGGCATTACTAGCGGTTATTCCAACGTTGCCATCGGGCGCAATGCAGGGCAAGGCTTGGGGACAGGCTCATCAAATATTGCACTTGGGGCAGGCGCAATAGGTGGAACGGCCCCTGTCGGGCTGACAGGAGACATCGAGGTTTTCTGGCCGTCCCCGACGTCTCAAACAGTCGCAATCGGCGAGGCCGTATTGAAAACATACCAAGGACTCGCCGCGCAAACCGCAATCGGCGGCAACGCGGCAAAAAATGCGAAAACCGCCGAGAAAGTGACAGTCATCGGCGCAAATGCAATGGAAAGCCTCGAACAAAACCGCGCGCCAAACGGCGGAAATGTTGTCTGGACAGGAACAGAGTCAGGCCGGTACACCCAATCGGGCGAGACTATTACTTTGACATTTAATAATATTCGAGCGGCGAAGGTTAATTATTGGGTAGGCATACGCCTGACATCAGGAGCTGCGCAAACCCTACAAAACGACGTCATCCCCGTGAAAGTCGTAGAGATTAGCGGCAATAATATAACAGTTCGTAGCTCAAAAGAGCTGAACACCTCCGGCGACGCCGAGCTAAAGTTTGTTTTCTCGGATACCTCATCAGCAACCAAGAATGACTCGCTAACAGTCATAGGGACAAATGCGATGAATAAGGCTTTAACGGCAGGTTATTCAACTATCATCGGCGCCGAGGCCGCGTTCTTGGGGGGCGATTATCAAAAATCAACCGCAATCGGGGCATCATCATTGCGAACTGGCACCCATACGTCAACAACCGCTATCGGGCATTGGACGATTCCGCTAGCGAGTAGTGAGAAATGTGTTGCCATCGGTGATAGCGCGGGATATCGAAACGTGCAAGGCGATACCTTGAACACAAAAATCACAAACTCCATCGCCATCGGTTATGGCGCGCGAATAAACGGTGACAACGAAATCCAAATCGGCATACCCGGGCAAACGCTATACGCCCCGACGAACGTAAATATTCGTTCAGACGGCCGCGACAAGACAGACATCAAGCCGCTTGAAAAGGGCTTGGATTTTGTCATGAAGCTGAATCCTGTAACTGGTTACTATGACCGCCGTGATTCATACGTTGACGAGCTTTTCCATGACCTGCCCGAAGAAGAGCGAGCCGCCAAAGTGCGCGAATGGTGGAAGAATCCAACCAAAGACGGCCGCCACAAAGAAGACCGGCCGCAGCATTGGTTTATTGCCCAGGACATCGCCGCGATGGAGCAAGAATACGGCCGCCTACCGATGGTCAACATCAAAAACGACACATACACCATTGAATATGAAACTTTTATCCCAGTTTTGGCAAAAGCCATCCAAGAGTTGGCCGAGAAAGTTGAAAAATTGGAAAACGAAAACAAGGAATTAAAAAATGACAAGATGCGTAATTGATTCAGACGGCCTTTTTGTGGAAGAGCAATATTTTGACGACGGCCGTCAAAGTATCGAAGCCGAAGTGCCACCGCTGCAAGAAAACCAAGCGGCACGATGGACGGGCAAAAGCTGGGAAATTCACCCCGATTATCGCGGCGAAGTCGTCTTTACAAAAGACGGCGAGAAAGTATGGAAAGAAATCGGCAGTCTGCCTGACGGCGTCAGCCTGACCCCATTGGAAACGGCAAATCTGGCAGATTTAAAAGCCGCCATGCTGACAAACCTCAATGCCGCCGCCCAAAACTTTGTTGACGCCCACTCCGGAGCGAGCCAAGTCCCCGATTTCGAGCTGGCGACATGGCCGCTCCAGTCAACCGAGGCGCAGGCGTGGGCTGCCGATAAATCAGCCGCTACCCCAATCCTAGACGGCATTGCCGCCGCGCGCGGCTTGGACAAAGACAAACTCAAGGCCGCCGCTTTAAAAAAATCACTGGCATATTCCGCCTTGTCTGCCATCGTTGCCGGTCAACGCCAGGCAATACAAGACCAAATCGAGGCTGCAAAAACCAAATCAGCCTTAGACAAAATAAAAATCGAGTTTAAGCTGCCGGAGGCCGTCTGAATGAGCAAAGTTTATTTGGCATTGTACAAAGGCCGAAAACAAATCAAATCGCCCAAAGACCTGATTTATCGCTTCATTGACTGGGGGATCCGAAAGGCAACGCGCGGCGAGTATTCTCATTGCGAAATCGCTATTCAGATGCCTGACGGACAGTTTGACTGCTATTCCTCATCTTTCCGCGATGGTGGTGTCCGTTGTAAACGTATGGAGTTACCGTCTGATAAATGGGATTTGATTGAGCTGCCAAAGCCTAATCTGAACTATGGGAAAACGATGAAGCTATGGCGTGATACTAAAGGCGAAAAGTACGACCTAAAAGGTGTGCTGTGTACGAAATCAATTTTCCGCCGGTTGAAAATTCAGCAATCAAAAAACAAATGGTTCTGCTCAGAATGGTGTGCGCACGCGTTGGGGTTCAGTAATCCTCATCTATTTACCCCGACTATGATTGCCAATCGTTACGGTTCAGGCTATGCAAAATAAAGACCTACATATCTATCAAGGCGATACTCATCGATTCCGCTTGGATTTATCTTCGAGCGGCTCTCCATTGGACTTGTCAAAAGCAAATCTGTTATTCACCGTAATGACAGTGGAAGGCAGCAAAATATTTCCATCTGTGGCGATTACTGAGCGCGGTGTTGTCGTTGATTTTTCTGCAGTGCAGACTGCTGCATTCGATTGGGTCGTAGCGGATTATGATTTTCGCACCGCTTTTGGCGATGTTGTAAAAACATATTTGCGCGGGAAAATACACGTCACGCCGTCAATCGGTAAATTATTGGCTGGCGAAGGTTCAGACGGCCTGCTGCATGATGAAACTGTCGAAATTGCAGTTGCACCGGAATCGGTTGTTATTCATACCGCGAATTCTGAGCCGTTTGACCGCAATGTGATTGCACGTTTGGAAGCGGAAATTGAGGCATTGAGAGGGGAAGTCAAAGCTGCCGAAGAGTCAGAAGAGATTGCAGCCTTATCAGAACGCCTTGATTTGGCACAGGCGGCAATTGCATCAGCCGGCACGCTTTCGCAACGATTGACTGACTTGGAGAATGCGCAGGGTCAATTATCTAATGTTGCTCAAGATTTGGCAGTTCAACGGCTAAAACTTGAGGAAGCAGTAAATCGGTCGGTGCAGTCGAATAAAGAAGTAGCTGCCTTGAAGCAGCAGCTTGACGGACTGCGGCAAGCCGTCAATCAGGCAGAGGAATCTGATGAGATTGAGGAAATCAACAATCAAATCAGTTCCATATTGCCCAAATTAGAAGAGGCAAAACGTGCAGCGGCGGAATTAGCGAATCCTGCTGCACTTGAATCATTGCGCGCTAAAGTAACAGAGATGGAAGGTGTCGTTCGCCAGCAAAGCGAAACAGCATCAGAAGTTGCGGCTCTGCGCGCTCTGTTGAAAAAGCCAAAGCGTGAAAAAATTCACTTGCCTCAAGCCATTTGGGCGGATGGTGGTTATACATGGGCAGAAGTCTCTTTTTCTCAGGAATACATAGATCCGAAGATTCATATTCAATTGGAGCATTTAAAACGCTTGCCGGTATTGTTTTTGACGCTCAACTTATCTGCTAAAACAAGTCGAGGTGTTTTTGTCCGCTCTAATATGGCAAAAGAAAAAATTGATGTGGAGTATTCGGTGTATCTCTATGTTGAAGAGATGGCAGATACCTAAAAAGCACGATTAGATTCGGATAATAATGAAAAAACCGAGAAAAAGCGGTAAAAAGTGTTGAATTTTATGAAATTTTAAAAGGTTGTCCTATGTCTCAAGTAAACCGTATGCACGGCGTAACCGCCAATGAATACACAAAGGGTTTGCGCCCTATTGCCGATGTTACCAGTAATATCATTGGCATTGTCGCCATTGCGGATGATGCAGATGAGAATGTATTTCCGCTCGACAAGCCGATGTTTACTACGTCTGTCGCCGCTGTAATCGATAAGGCAGGTAAGTCCGGTACGTTGTACAAGGTACTCGATGGCATCTTAGACCAAGCAGATGCGCGTGTAATTGTTGTCCGCGTATCATCAAATAGCGATGCAGAAGCTCAAAAAGCCAACGTTATTGCAGGTGTGAAAGCTCTGCGTAAAGCTGCGGCTGTTACAGGCTTTCGCCCAAATATTATCGGCGCGCCTGAATTGGACGTACAGGATGTGACTACCGAGATGGTCGCAGTGGCTGAGGCACTGGGTGCATTTGTGTACGCATCGTGCGCTACTGCGGATGACTTGGAAGAAGTTAAAACATACCGCAAAAACTTTGGTTCTCGTTTCCTAATGTTGGTTGACGGTGATTTTACAAGCTTCAATGATGCCGAAGAAGCCACCGGTAAGGCGGCAACAATTGGCCGTATTCTTGGCGCGCGTGCGCGACTAGATGATTCTATTGGTCCACATAAATCCATCTCAAATACTGAGATTTTAGGCGTGAGCGGCCTCTCAAATCCGCGCTCTTTCGGCTTGCTGGATAAAAACAGTGAGGCAAACACCATCAACAACGCCGATGTCACCGTATTGATTCGTGAGAACGGCTATCGTGTATGGGGTAACCGCACTTGTTCCGAAGATCCTGTTTGGGCGTTCGAGCCTACCGTGCGTATGTCAAACCTGATTAAAGAAACCATTGCCACAAGTTTCTTGTGGGCAATGGATAAGCCAATGCATCCAAGCTTAATGATTGATATTTTGATGAGTATCAATGCCAAGCTGAGCGAATATGTTGCTAAAGGCTGGTTGCTTGGTGCCGAGGTACGCATTGACCGTCAAAAAGTCAGCACGGCTCGTGTATCAAGCGGTATTTTCGCATTCGACTACGAATTTACCGTGCCACCGCCGCTGGAAAATATTGAGTTGAATCAGTATGTGAGCGATAAATTTATTGTCAATCTGACAGATAAGGTTATCGAGTTTGCCAGCAACATGAAACCGACTACCGTATAAAGGTTAAAAAAATATGCAGTTACCGCGTTTACTCAAAAGCTTCAACGTTTTTACAGACGGCCTCAATAAACATGGCGTAACCATGACGGTTAAACGCCCTGCTCTCAAATTCAAAACCGAAGACTATACACCGGGTGGCGTTCCTTTTGAGCTTTCCGCTATTCATGGCGTAGAGAAGCTGGAATTGGAATTGGTGTCTAAAGGTTATGATGTTGAGCTGTTTAAATCTATTTCTCATAAAATTGGCGGCAATCTTGTCCGCTACCAAGGCAGCCTGCATAAAGAAGACGAAGAAGAACACCAAATGCTGTATGGCGAATTTCGCGGCCGCATTGTGGAAGTAGAACCCAGCGAAGATAAAGCAGGCGAAGGTGGGGAACATACGTTTAAGTATGTCTTAACGTATTGGAAAGAATCGGTAAATGGCGAAGATATTATTGAGATTGATGTGATGAATCTGAAATGTATCATTAACGGTCGCGATTACTTCGCCGGTATGCGTAAAAATTTGGGCTTGTAAATTAAAGGCCGTCTGAAAAAATCAGGCGGCCTAAAGGAAATAAAATGACTGAGCAGAACATCAAAATTATTGATGAAGAAACCATCGAGATTACCCTGAGTAACGGTAAAACATACAAAATGATTGAGCCGACTGCACGCCATATGGAAGGCTTGCTGCAAGACCTTTTACAGCATAAGCACACAGAGCAAGTGCGTATGCTAGTGGGTCGCATTACCGAGCCTAAGCTGACTAAGTTGGACTATCTCAAGCTGAAAATGTCGGATACTCAGCTGATTAACGTTGCCTTAAATTTTTTTTCAGCCGCCCCGAAAGCCCGAACGGAGATGATGGCGGATTTGAAAGAGCTGGGCTACCTGTCGGAATCCGAATCAGAGGCGAAGACTTCGCAAGATGTGTCGCCGACCGAATAAGCATTTATGAGCTGCTCGTTGATGATGATGAGCAACCTTTAAAATATTACAACGCAATTGACGACTGTATCGCCCAGTGTGCCGCCATATTTGGCGGCGGTGTGGCCGGTTGGTATGACTTGAACTTGCCCGATTTAATCCGTTGGACGAATCGGGCAATTTTAATCAATAAGGCAGATTCGGATGAGTAAAAACCTTGTTGTCAAAATTCTGATGGATGCTCATGACAAGGCCAGCGGTGCATTGGGGCGCATCAAAGCATCGGCAAGTGGTCTGTCAAAAGAGCTGACAAAAACCAGTGAAGAGTTGAAGGCTCTTAGCCGTGCTCAGAAGCTGGTGGAAGACCGCGTAAGATTGGACGCAAAAATCCGTGAAACCACGCGCGAGATGAATGAAAACCGTAAAGCGGTCAGTGCATTAAACGCGGAAATCAAAAAAAACGGCACCGCAAGTAAAGCACAAACTGCCGAAATGGAACGGTTGGCATCTGTCCGTGAAGGGCTGAATGAGAAGCAAAAAAAGCAAACAGAAAGCCTTGAGGTACTTAATAAAAAACTGTCAGAACATAAAATAAAAGCCCGTGATGCCGCCGCCGCTCAGCATGAGCTTGATCGGCGCACAGAAGCAGCCACCGCCAAGATGGATAAGCAAAAGGCGGCCGCAGAGCGTATAGCCAACAGAAAAAATGCCATTAGTAATGCCAGTGATATGGCAGGGCGTATTCAGGGGATGGCAGCAAAAGGCATGGCGGGCGGCGTGGCATTGGGTGGGTTGACTGCAAAAGCAGTCAGCGCAGGCATGAGCGAAGAAGATGCCATGCTGGGTGTGATCCGCCAAGTGCAAGGATTGAAGAATGCGGATAACAGCTTAAATCACGCGGAAATCGCCAAAATCCGAACCGAGATTCAGGGCTTGAGCAATGATTTGCCGGTCGCGACAACTAAAATCATGGAGATGTATGAGGCCGGCGGGCGCATGAATGTGCCGCGTGAAGAGTTGGCTCAATATGTCAAAACCGCTGCCGCTGCCGCTACGGCGTTTGATGAAGAGGATATGGGCGGTCTAGCTGAAAACTTGGGGCGCATCAATGCCAACTTTAAGCTGACGGCTGAACAAGGGCGTGAGCTTGCCGATGTTATCAACTACTTAGATGACAACGCGATTTCAAGCGGCAAAGCCATTATCGACTATATGAACCGTGTCAGCGGCTCAATGGGGCTGGCAAAAATCAGCGAGAAAAACGTAGCGGCATTAGGCTCTACCCTGCTCTCTCAAGGCGTTGATGACTCAACAGCCGCCGGCGCGGTATCGGCACTGTTTACCCGATTGTCTACCGCTCCGGATATGAAGCCGGTAAGAAAAGCCTTGAAAGATATTGGGCTTGATGCAAAAGACGTGCAAAAAGGGATGGTTGAAGATGCAAACGCCACGTTAATAAAGATTGTCGAGGCGGTTAAAAAAATGCCGAAAGAAGAGCAGGCAGGCATTTTAAAAGGATTGGCAGGCGGCGAATATAACAAAGTGTTCGCAGGTTTAATCAGTAATACCGAAGAATGGCGGCGACAAATGGAGCTGGCAAATTCGCAAGATGCCATCGGATCGATGGCGCGTGAGTTTGAGACCCGTATGGGTGCAATGTCGTCAAAATGGCAGGTCTTCAAAAATCAGCTGTTCAACGCAGAAGCAGGTGCAGGACAGGCATTATTCGGTATGTTGTCGGGATTGATGACGACTGTTGGTGGTTGGCTCAATGCGATTACACGATGGACGGCCGCAAACCCTCAGCTTGCCGCCGGTATTATGAAAGTAGTCGCTGTGGGCAGTATGCTGCTGGTTGGTTTGAGCGGTTTGGCTTTGGTTGTGTCTACTCTGTTGGTACCGATGGTCATGGCTAAATTTGCCATTCTGTCGCTTGGTTCGTCTGCTTTAAGCGCATTTGGTATGCTGAAAAGTGGTTTGATGATCTTGCGCGCCGCAATGATGGCCAACCCGATTGTACTGTTCGTGACATTGGCGGTTGGTGCATTGATTCTATTATGGGCAAACTGGGATAAAGTGAAAGCTGCGCTGATTGCAGGGTGGAATTGGCTGAAAAACGTTTTCCGCCAAAATCCGCTGTTGGCGGCCTTTACTGGGCCGATAGGTGCAATTGTCGGGCTGATTGCCAATTTTGACAGGCTGAAAGCTGGACTTACTGCCGGTTGGAACTGGCTGAAAAACGTTTTCCGCCAAAATCCATTGATTGCCGCATTTACTGGACCAATTGGCGTAATTGCTGGATTGATTGCCAATTTCGACCGATTGAAAGCAGCGGCAAGGTCCGCTGTGGAGTGGGTAAGACGTGCAATTTCAGGCGGCGGTGCCACTCCTGCCAGTGTCGGCGTACCAAACAGAGGATTCTCTGTCGGTGGTTATACGGGCGCAGGCCGTAGTAATGAAGCAGCCGGTATCGTGCATAAGGGGGAGGTTGTTTTTAGCCAAAACGATGTATCCCGTTTTGGCGGCTGGCGCATTGTTGATGCCTTGCGCCGTGGCGGTATGGCCGCGCTCAACTGGGGGCGTGGGAAGATGGGTTCTTTGCAGTCATTTGTACGCGGTTCGGCCAGTGGACTGGCAAGGCCGTCTGAAAATGGCCGCCCTGCTCCGTCTTTGGTTGGAGCGGTCGCAGTGCCTGACGGATTCAACCGTTCAGGCGGCGGTGCTATGCCGATGAATATCTCCATCAACATCAATGGCGGCAATAGTTCGCCTGTCGATATCGCCAAAGAAGTCGCGCGGCAGATTGAGCAGGTAGCCCGTAATCAGGCGCGCCGCGCCCGTTCAATGTTCGCAGATAAGGATTAATGATGGCTTTAGCTGCTTTAGGTTTTTTTGTTTTCCATACGGTGACTGTTCCTTTTCAGGGGTATGACCGCAGCTATTCATGGCGGCATCCTACGCAAAATACCGTAGGAGGCGGTCTGTCTCCGGTGCAATATACCGGTCCGGAAAATGAGACTCTCAGTATTACGGCAGAGTTGCGCCCAGAAATCACGGGAGGCGATACATCATTAGCCCTGTTGCGGATGATGGCAAATGAAGGGAAGCCGTACAACCTGATTATGGGTAATGGCGATATCTTGGGCGCATACGTCATCACATCCATTAAGGAAGGTCGGAAAGAATTGATGTGGGATGGCAAAGCGCGCGCCATCAGCTTTAGTATGGAGCTGAAGAAAGTGTCGGATTCCCCGATGGGGATGTATGGTGCAGCTTTGACCGCCGCCGTGTCAACCGTACGTCAAATGGTGGGGTTGTAATGATTGCAGGATTGGGTAAGCAAATTAAAAATACCGCCGCCAAAGTGTTTTCAACTTTGACCGATACGGGCGGCAACCATCTAACACCGGTTGCCATGTTGACGATTAACGGCAAGCCGTTTGGGACAAATGCCGTCAGCCGCATTAGCAGCATCAGCCTAACGGATAAACGCGGATTTGAGGCGGATGAATTGACCATTACGCTTGATGATTCAGACGGCCTTTTGTCTTTGCCGCCCAAGGCTGCCGAAATCACACTGGCCATCGGCTACATGGAAACAGGCGTGGTAGATAAAGGGAAATACAAGATTACCGAAGTATCATGGAGCGGCGCACCTGATACCATCAGTATCACTGCCCAATCCGCCGATATATCCGACAAATTCGCAGAATCCGTTGAGAAAAGCTGGCATAAAAAGCAGTTGAAAGACATCATCGGAGAAATAGCCCAAAAGCACGGATATGAGCCGATTATCGGTAAAGCCTATGAAAAGGAGATGATAGACCATATCGACCAAAGCAACGAATCCGATGCAGCGTTTATAGCCCGACTTGCCCAGCGGTATGATGCAGTTGCCACAGTAAAAGGCGGCCGCCTGCTCTTCGTCAGCGCGGGCGAAGCGACTGATGCCAGCGGCGATAAGCTGCCGACCATTGCCCTGACCCGTAATGACGGCGACAACTTCAATTTCCGCTACTCATCGACAGAAAGCTACAACGCCGTGCGCGCCTACTATATCGATAAAAAGACAGGCAAGAAGCAAGAGGTTGTCATCGCGGAGGGAAATTACGACCCAATTAAAAAAACCGTTACCACGGTAAAGAAATACAAGACCAAGCGCAAAGACGGCAAAACTCACAAGACAACAACAAAAAATGTCGTAGAGACGAAAAAAATAGATACATCGTCTCATAAAATCAAAACCCTGCGCCATACATACCAATCCGCCGCCACTGCCGCCAATGGCGCGCGCGCCGCCTATCGCAAGTTAAAACGTGGTGCAATGGAGTTTGAAATGACAATGGCCGTCGGTCGTCCGGATATTGCCCCTGAAAGTCCTGTAACGCTTTCAGGCTTTAAATCCGAGATAGATGCAGAGTCGTGGGTAGGCGTTGAAGTATCCCATACGCTTGACAGCGGCGGATTAATCAGCAAAATAAGACTTGAGAGCCTGATAGATTTCGACATCACGCTCTATGACGGCGAAGTAACCGCCACTACATTCCCGACCACTGGGGAGACAACGGAGATAATAAAAAATGGAAGCTAATACTCACTCAAATCCATACGAATGGATAAAGAAGCAAATAGAATATTGGAAGGCAAAAAGCCGTGAGGCAAGCGAAGCCGCCGACATCGAGGCATTCAACCACGCCGAGCGCGAACTCGCCAATTATCAAGCCATGCTCAAAATAAAATATTAGCCAAACAAAAAAAAATGCCTTCTGAATTTCAGAGGGCATTTTTGTTTAATTAGTATCAGAAGATAACTTTCTTAATGTATCTTTCAAATTGATAATCGCAAGATTTAATTCAGCAGAATTAAATCT